AACCCACCCGTGAGCAAGTCAACGCCTCGGTACACGAAGATGTGGAGGCATTGGATGGAAGCATGTACCGAGGCGTTGACTTGCTCACGGGTGGGTTCCCATGCCAGCCATTTAGCACCGCAGGACTGCAACGAGGCGCCAGCGACAAGCGGCATCTGTGGCCCGACATGCTGCGCGTCGTGCGCGAGGCGCGACCGCGCTGGGTGCTTTGCGAGAACGTTGTCGGGTTTATCCGGCTGGGGCTCGACACTGTGCTCGCTGACTTGGAGGCAGAAGGCTACGCCTGCTGGCCGACCGTTGTACCTGCTTCAGCCGTTGGGGCACCGCATGAGCGAAAAAGGGTCTGGGTTGCTGCCCACCGTGCTGACGCGCAACAAGACTTCGCAGCGTGCCAAGACTGGCCGAGTGACCAGCGGCCCGAGTCGTGGTGGCCCGAGCTACGGGCTGGAGGACATCCTAGAACAACCGCTCTCCGCTACAACGGCAGAGTGGATGATGGGGTACGAAATCGGATGGACCGAGTGAAGATGCTCGGCAACGCAATCGTGCCAATGGTGGCGTACCAAATGCTTCGAGCGCTGGTGCGCCCTAACATTGGAGCTAAGGCGGGACCAATGGCGGCGCTGACCAAGCATGAGTAACACCACGCTGCAACCCGCCGCCGTTGGGCCTCGCCATCGTATGATCATCTATCTCGCGGAGGAAATGAGGTCATGAAGGAATGGTCGCGGGATGCGATATGTGGTCTTTCCAGCAGTCTCAAAAGAGACTGAGCGGATGCGTCCGTCGGTGACCATACGATAGGCGGTGCGAAGGCTGATATTTAGAAGGCGGCATACCTCGTCGACCCTGTAGCTCGCTTTGCCATCAGCGAGCCCGGCGGAGCGAAGCCATAGGCGCAGCTCCTGCTCGCGGGAAGCGTCATTCGGCTGCAGCATGCCCATGACGCTTCAGCCCCTTCAAGCCCTCGATGACACGCTCGGCATCCGCAAAGGTCCTGATCCTTTCCATGCTCAGTCTCGTCATGAGCCATGCCTCGAAGCCGTGCTCTGTGCGCCATGCAATCTCCTCCCTCAGCCGCTTCACTTGAGCGGATTGCGCCGGTGTGGCGATGGTCGCGTCCATATGCGAGCGGTCGACTGGGGATCCGCTATATGGTCTTCCGATCGGAAATCCTCGCTGTTGGAGGCGGGTGATGAGTTGCCGCGCTTGGCGCCGGCTGAGATGCTTCGTCGATTCGGCGGGCCGTCCCGCGAGCTCTCGGTCGACACATGGAAGGATCAGGTAGCTGCCAAGATAGCCAAGCTTCTCTACCCTGTTGATGGACAGAAAGCGGAATCCTGCATGCAACGCCTTGAGCTGTTTACGAGTTATGGCTGAATCCGGCATCAGGCTGCCTCCTGGTCGGCCGCTATCCCGAGAGATGCGGCATCCGCCCTCGCTGCCCAGAGGATAACGTCCTGGTGGTGGTCGCTGTGTAGCTTTTGCGCGCTTGCCAGCTCGCTAAGAAATCCATATTCCTGGCGCATTCTATCGAGGCGGCTCGATCGGGCGCGTAGAACGCCAATGACGCGAAGACGCCTCCATGCATTCTGCACAGCCTTGCGTCGTGTCCATCCATACCCGACTGATAAACCGGTCAATGCATCGGTAACGGTCCATTTCGTCATGCAGGGCTGTCCATCTTCGTCAGGCACGGAGCGATGAACGACAAGATCCGGATAGATCTCCCCGCCTGTGATTCTCGGGTTATACCCGTTGGGATAGCTGAGTGTTATCGCGCGCTTCATCGTGCACCCCCTGTAGCGGAGATCGCCTGCTGTTTTTGGTTCAGGAAGTCAGAAATTGCCTTCTGCGTTTCCGCGTCTCGGCGCTCGCCGCTCAGGACGCGCGAGACCTGTGTCTCGCTGCGCCCCGTGGAGCGAGCGATCTGCGCCTGGCTCACTCCGGCTGCCTGCGCCAGGGCTTTCAGGCTGGCTCCGTGGGCGTTGGTCGCCTGCATGGCGTCAACGAGCGAGACCTGGCCGTGGCCCGCCGCCATTGCGCATGAAAGTGCCTGATCAGCGCTGTCGATCATGTCCAGCCACGGTTTGCCACTGGCAGCCTGTGCCAGCACATCGATGACTCCTGGCTCGCAGGCACGTCCGACGGCCTGCTGTAGCGCTGTGCGCGCCTCGCCTTCGAGCAAACACTCCATCCACATGCCGTCGGAACGCAGGCGGATCTCGTCGATCTCCTGGAGCATGTCGCGCTGTCCGAGCAGCACGATCCCGAGCAATGGAGCGCGGCCACCATACGACAGCTCGCGCAGCCGCTTGAGACCGCGCAGGGTATGTCGGTTAAGGCCCTGGCTATCGTCGATCAGCAGCACAACAGGGCCGCGATCAGCCGCCTCGCCGAGGATGCGGCGCAGCTGCCGTGAACGGGCCTCGCCGGATCGGCGTGGGCTTTCTGTTTGATCTGTTCGCAAATCAACGATGAGGGCCGATTGGATATCGCCGAGGCTGAGCTTCTCCTTATCGAGACGAACGGTCTCGACGACCTGGGCATTGCGGTGCGCGCGCAAGGCGGCCGAAACAGCCCTGGTTTTTCCGGCCCCGCGTGGGCCGAGAATGGCCACCATGGCCTGCGCGCTGATGGCGGCATCGACCATCGGGCGGACACGGGCGCTGTCGGCGGTTGCCAGGTCGAGCTGGCTCCATGGATCCGCAGGCAAGTTGAAGGCGCGCCTGGTGAGGATGCGGTTCATATTGTTTTCTCCGTGGAAGGGAATCAGCAGCTTGGGACTGCGGGAAACTTCCCACGATGGGAAGCCGAGTTCATATTTTTTTCTCCGTGGAAGGGAATCAGCAGCCAAAAAACATGCAATCCATGTCGTCCCAATAGCGCAGCCAGCGCCTGTAAGCGGCCTGTAGGCCAACGGTAAAAATGGCTATGACTCCGATGCCAAGGAAGACCGGGACGAACACGTAGACCATGGAGATCAGGCTGATAAATAGAGAATTGGTGGAATCTGTCATCGTGTACCTATATGCGTAAGGGTGAGTGCCAACTCGCGAACGGCATCCTTGCGCAGACCCGCATCCTGTACCCTAGCCTCGATGAGCCGGCGGTTATCGATGCTGAGCGGATAGGGATAACACTGATGGAACGCGGTCATCGCAGCATCCAGGCTGGCGTAGGCGCCGGCCTCCAACGGGTCAGGAAGCTCCGCTGCGGGCTTGGCTCGCGGCGGTAGGCTGACGACATTTGTCGCGGCATTGGCCGCCGGCGCGAAGGGGTCGACGCCTGTCATGATCTTCGCGCCTGCCGTGGCGGCGCGCTCGATAGGAAGCTGTGGTTGTTTCCCGCGAAATTCACTATAGGGAATCGGCTGATGCGTGGCGGCCTGGAGACGCTCACCGGTATCCGGGTGCTCGACGATCACGCGGCCGGAGTCATCGAGGGCTCGGCGTGCGATTACTTGGATGCCATGCCAGCGCTCAACCTCATAGGTGATGTTCTCCCACTGGAAACAGCCAGAGCTGTCGAGGGTGCGGCGCACCTCGGTGGCTAAGGTTTCTAGTGGATGCTGGGGGCACAGGCGCGCTCCGCCAACCAGGTTGATACCGCGTACCCATGCGTCGCGGCGGCTGATCGTCGGATCATTGCGGCACGGGCGGGTATTCCAGTCGCCACAGAAGAATTCCGCCAGGCGGGCGTTCAGTGCCGAGACGGTCGTGGTGTATGGTTCTCCCTGTCTACCGAGCAAAAAGAGCGACAGCTCGAAGCGGCGCCAAATCGTTCTCCACCCGGACTCGATGCCGCCCTGGCGCGTGTGCTGATAGGGCTTGCCTTCGATCGTATTGATCGCGAGCCGCCGCAGCAGGTCCCGAGTCGCTGCATACTTTGTCAGCGGCCCTTGGTCGACCCAAAGATCAATCGGAAGACCATGCATCGGATCGCGCAGATCGTCGCGCCGCTCGAACGCGCCGCACAGGAACTCCATCGCATCGAGCCCGGATTCCCCGAGGGCTGAGACGGCACGGGCATAACGATATCCCGTGCACATGTCCCATACGCCGTAGTAAACCAGGCGCAGGCGGTCCGGGCCGAGGGGTTTATTTTTGTAACCCGACCCGGCCCTGTCCGGGCGGTGATAGAGCTTGAGGATGCGGTCCCCGTCCTCGGTGGGTGCGCCGACGGTGAGGTACTCGGACGTGCTGGCGTCGAATTGCCATGCCTGATTCGGGTGGTCGGCATGCAGTTTGCGAGTGCGCTTCTTTTCCTGCCGAAACCCTCCTTCGCGAAGAATGCGGCGGTAGGTGCCCAGGGGAACCTTGGCGGCTTGGGTTGGAAGCATCTGCTCGCCCGTAACCGGATCCTTTGTGGTCGCGACCTCGACGCATAAATCCAATGGGATCGCGCCCTTCGGGGCTTTCGCCATCATGATGGCCAGGACACCTGCCCACTCGCGATACTCCGGGTGATCGGGCGTACGGTCGCGCCCAGGGCCGCGGTGACCGGCGGCATTCAGCCTGCGGTACAGAGTCGCGGCGCTGACTCCGAACTGCTGCGCGGCGCGCTCGATAACGGCTGTCTTGTGCCCGCGCGGGGCGTCGCGCCATTCATCGAGGAGGAGCTGGAAGGAGGCAGTGTCCATCGCCTTTCGCTACCCGTTCCAGTCGTTGTTCATGCGCTCCTGCAGCTGCACCCAGAGATCCTGTAGTAGGGTCGTCGAGCTGCCGAGCGCGTTCTGCATGGCGATGATCACGCGGCGCTTGGCGTTGCCGTCGAGGGCAGTGATCACGCGCCAAAGCTGGTCGCCGTGCTTAGCTAGGTCATCGGCGGTACCGCGAATTGACCTGGCTAGAGACTCTGCCGTTTCCCAGTCGCTTTGGATCTGCGCCTCCGCGATCTCGGCGCGCTTCCTGAAATGCTCCGCTTCCGACTTCAGGAGCTTGGTTTCTTCAGCGACGATCTTTCCCACCTCCAAGGTGCGCTTGCGCAGGGCTAACTTGAGCTGGCGCACGTTCATTGAGTCGACCTGATCGAGAGTTAGCTCTCCTTGCCCACTCGCGATTTGTGCCAGTTCCTCGTCGGTGGTGGATTCAATTAGAGTGATCGCTTTGGTGACGGACTTTTGCGCCATATCCTTGAGTGCAGGCATCTGGATGACTTTTTTATAGACGCCGATGTGGCGGTAGGCCGTGCTCTTGGCGATGCCGAGGCGCTCCAGGATGGCGAGCCATCCCTCTTCGCCCTTGTTCTGTGTGCGCTCGCGGATTTCCGCTAGGCATTTTCCGATCTCGACGTAGGTGGTGGCATGGTGGTGCATGAGCATATGCACCCGGTCGACCAGGATCTCGACCTGCGCGCGCTCAGCGACAATGCAGGCGTCCTGTACGGCGATGTCCGATCCGGGATCGGTGTCCGCTTCTATGCGTGAAATAGTCACTTCGGTCATGAGATTGCTCTCCTTAGTTCATGGAATGGCGCGCGGTGCGCGCAACGCGCCCTATTCGAGATAGCGGAGATGCAGTTGAGCTAGGCTCAGGCGCATGCGCTCACTGATCTGGCTCAGCGACGGGCTGAGGAGCCATCCACCCTTGCCCCGCTCGGCCCAGCCGCCGATCTGCAGATTGCTGAGGGTGCGCAGGATCTGGTCACGGGAGAGCCCCGTCTCCTGAGCCAGGACGGCGATGGCCGCAGGCTCTGGCCAGGTGCGTGCCAGGGCGTGCGCCAAGGTGATGAGCTGCTGCTGGGTATCGTTTCGGTAGCGTTCGGAGGAGGTATCTGTGGGCATCAGTGGGTCCCCGTGATGGTCAGTCGGGTGATGAGATCCACATAATGGCGGTGCGCTACGATCTCGGTATGCGCCAGAATTACGCGTTGCTTTGCGGGCAGCCTGGCGCGCCATGCCTCGTAGTCCGCGCCTGGGATTCCCTCAAGCTGCGCGCGATGCATGGCATTTGCTTCGGCGGCAAGGCAGAGCACCTCCTCTGCCTCGGAATCGATATGTAGCTCAATGTGCCCCTTCGATGGATGGCGAGCGCTGTGCGGACTGGTGCTCATGGCATACGCTCCATCGCGGCCGCCATCACGTCACGCAAACGCTTGGCAGGGCGAAACGCGATCCGGACGGACGGTGGTGCCGCGTATGGCTTTCCGTCCGGTCCGGTGCCGCACCTAGCCAGGCGATGGACGGGGGCCAGGATGCCGATGCCTGGCACCTTGGCGCGGTCGCCCGCCCGCAGGGTGCGGTTTACGGAATCGGTCAGCGCATCGAGGATGCGCCGGACATCTTGGTGCGGAAGCTCGGTCATTTCCGCCAGCTCCGCGATCAAATCGGTCTTGCCGTGCAGGGTGCTCATTGCTGGGCCCCCTGTGCGATCTCGCGCCGATTGGCGATGCTGCGCAGGGTGGTGGCCAGGTCTGCGGCCCTGGTCTCCGCACTAATGTGATCCAGGGCGCTGCAATGATCGTTGTAATTGCGGTACGGCCTGAAGCTCGCGGAGAGTGCGCCGTGCAGATCAGCGACGGCGGCGTACTGATCGGCCAATCGGCGCAGCAGCGCTGGGGATGCTGGACTCATGCTGTCTCCCTCCTGTCTTGGCGGTAGTAGCCGATAAGGCCGGCCATGTCAGGGCGCAGCTGCGCCAAGGTCTCATAGTCGACCGTGCTCAAGCGGTAGTGGTGGTTGGATCTGTGCTGCACGCGGGGGATCTGCAGGCCATGCAGGCGCAGCTCACGCATCAGGGTAGCGACGTCGCAGAGCTCGGCGCGGCGCGAAAGCTCCCAGGTGGTGTGCTCCGCGCCGTCGATGAGAACCTGCAGCAGGGCGGTGACCTTGGGGGAGGTGATGGAACGCGCTCTAGTCGGCATTGTCGGCCCCCTGTGCGATCTCGCGCTCGATGGCCTCGGCCTGCTCCTGCAGGCTTTTCGCGTAGTGCTCCATGCGATCCGCGTCCTGCTGTTCGCGTAACCACACGCGGTGGTCATCACAGTGATCTGAGCACAGTCGCAGTGTGGTCGCCTGGCGCTGTAGGGCGACGGCTTTCTCGCGCAGGATGGCGGCGCAATCAGTGGTTTTCATGATGTCTCCTCGGTCTGTACTGCGATCTCTTTCGACAGGTCGCCGAGCAGGGTGTCGATGAGCTTGTCGACCTCCCCGTCGAGCGGCTCAATGATGAGCCGTTTCGTTCCGCTGATCCGTGGTATACGGAGCTGCTCGCGAAGCTCGGTGGTCAGCCTCCCGCGTGGGATGCTCTCCTCGGTATGGATCAGGATCTTGGCCTTGTCATGGCCGAGGATCTCGCGCGCCCTGGCGACAAGCTCCGGCATCTTCGGCCACAACCATTTGTCCATGTCCTTGCGAAAGCCGATGCGCAGGCCGTGGGCCTCGCGCGACTTCGGCTTGACGAACAACTCAGCGTGCTCCTCGATCAGGAGCGCGAGGCGATGGCGGCTGCCCTTGGTGGTGGCCACAGCGCGCCGGATTGCGGGCAGGTGCTCGCGTTTCGCATGGGTGATTGCGTCTTCGAGTATGGCGAGTCTGTCGCGCAGGATATCCAGATCCCGGCGGTGCTCTTGCGCTTTTAGCTCGATGGAGCGCAGGGTTTTTACGTCATTCATGAGGCGTCTCCGTTATCGGTTTGGGACTGCGGGAAACTTCCCACGATGGGAAGCCGGTTTTTACGTCATTCATGAGGCGTCTCCGTTATCGGTGGTTTGTATGCAGCGAACGGCATTGATCCTGTCCTCGATCTTTGCGATGGCGTCGGTATGCAGGCCGGGGGTGGCGCGCTCCAGGCGCAGCAGGGTGTTGCGCTCTTGCATGAGATTGCGCAGGGTGATGTCTCTATCCTGTGCTTCGTCTGCCCCGGTCAAGGGCCGGTGCGCAGCGCTGTAGCCGAGAGGCGTCTCTCCGCGCGCCCGCGCCGCCTGCTCGCGCTCGCCAGCCGCCTGCGCCTTTCCCGCCTTGCTCCATGCGACCTTGCGCAGCCATCCGTGGCCGTCCAGGGGGAGGTCCAGCTCGCTGCGCTCGGCTGCATTGGCGGCCTCATCCATGGCCGCGGCCCAGATCTTCGGCTCGGCGGGACGAGTCTGGCGCTCCCAGACCACGGATGGGGCAGCGACCAGATCAGCCAGCTCCTCGATCAGGCGCAGGGCCTTTCCCCAGTTGAGCGCTCTCCCCTTGGGTGCGTGCAGCTTCAGGTACCCGATCAGGCGTGTGGCGACGACGTTGGGTAGGCGCGTGATCTGCGCTTCCATCACTCGGCCAGCATCCGGCCCTTGGGCGAAAGAGGAGAGCGCGCCTTTTGAGCCGCACTCGGGGCAGGTGCCGTAGAGCGGGGGCATCACCAATCCCTCCCGCTGCGATCGCAGAACGGTGCCGGTCCCTGCCTGGTCGCGGCGCCCCAGGGTGCGGACATGAGCCGCTGATCGGCGCTCTCGCGGCGGGCATCGCAGCGAATATGCACGCCGCTGCGGAGCATCCAGCGTAACCGGTTGACGATCGCTTGCTCGCTGCGGCCGAAGCGCCGCGCCAGCTCCTCGTGCGTGGCGCCCCTGGTAATCAGCTCCACCAGCAGGGTGTCGTCCTCCCGGCGCCAGCGCATGTGGCGCCTCGGATGTGCTCTGGCGGTCATGAGCCGCCCTCCGCCGCAGCAATCAACTGCTCGTCGGCGAGCGCCAGCAGGGCCGGCTCGCCGCTTCGCGATGCGATGCGTAGCATGCCGATGCCAGACAGGCTTACGGTGGCACCGGCGAGCAGGTCGGCGGCGATCAGGCCGAAGGCCATATCGAGCTTTTCGGCGAGCAGGGCAGTGCGGGCCTGGTTCTCGTCCGTGAAGCCCATGGCGTAGAGGGTGCGCTGGGCCAGGTCGGCCGCGTACCGGTGGATCTCGCGGAGCTGGCACCCGTGTGCGAGCCCATCTAATAAGGAGTGATGCTCCTGGATCATGCCGCACCTCCGCGCTGGCGCGTCCACTCGATCTGCACCGAGCCGATGCGGGTAACCAGGGTCTCGTCGCGTTGGCGGCGGATCATGATGGCGCCGGCAAGCTCCGCGCTGTGCGGAGGCGGGTCGATGAGAACCACGGGCTCGGGATGCCCGTGGTGATAGTCCGTGTGACAATGGGCAGCGAGCAGGCGGCATCCACGATGGGAGAGGTCGGTGCAGACCTGCAGCATCTCGGTTATGGCCGCGAGCAGATTGCGGTTGCTTTTCTGGGTGTCCTGCGGGCCGATGCCTCGGGGCCTGGCCTCATAGCGGATTGCTGTTTCGTACATAGTCGTCTCGTCTCCGTGGGTGGCGGTTGTGGACGGGCCGGCGGCGCTCCGGCCCGGTTTCTGGAAGGGGACAACCTCTGCGCCGAGGTCGGCGCGTAGCTGCTCGATGATCTGGCGCGCCAGTCCGCCATGTGGCGTACGGTCGGTGCGTCCGGCCCAACGGTCGACCGTGGTGTAGACGGTCGAGAGCGGATAGCCGTGGTCCGTGGCCCAGGCAAATAGGCTGGTCCCGCGCTCGCGTAGCTCTGCCTTGATCCGTTTGGCGTCGGATTTAGGGGTATCCTTCTTTTGGCGGGTTGCGCTGTGCGTAATCATGATATGGGAATCATAACCAGAGAACACGACTATTTCAAGAGCAAAGTTCGGAAATGTCCGCCGTGACGGAGCTTCCCATTTGATAGGAAGCCGATTTCTCTGCCATTTTTGCCACGACGGAGGCACGTCCACCGTATCTTTCTGTGTTTCAAGAAATGAGATCTCCCCTATGCCCGATCCTGTAATTGATACGACGTTCGTGGCAGAGATAGTAAAGCTCGGCGCCCTGGCGGTGCTGTTCGGGCTTAGCATGTGGCTGGTGTTTCGCATCGGGCGTGATGTTCTCGCACATATGGCCGCGGTCGAAAAAGACCGCATCAAGGTCGAGCAACAGCTAGCGGAAGCGCTGCTGGAGCACGCGAAAGATAGCGAACGCCAGGCAGAGATGCGGCGCGACATGGGGGAGCAGGGCATTCTTCTGCAGCGGCTGCTGCAGCTGGTCGAGCGACATGGAGTTGAGAATGGTTAATTTATTGGTGGCATAGCTATGACGGTGCATGGTTTATGGGTTGCCCGCGCGCTGCGCGAGCGCGGGCTGATATTACAGTTGCTTCGTGAATCGATCGGTGCGGTGGATACCGTCGCGCTGCGCCAGGCGATGGCCACCCTCGGTACACCCGTGGATCGACAGCACTATGGGCAACATCTGGAATATCTGGAGCAAAAAAATTACATCAGACTGGAGACGAAGACGCTGGGGAGGCTTTCCGTGCAGCTGGCGGAGTTGACGGCGAAAGGCCGCGACCTGCTATTCGGGCTCATGGTCGATAGCGGCATAACGACGGATGTCGATGGTCCTGTTTCCTATGAGCCGTAAGGCCTATGATGCCAAAAGGCGCGCGCTCGCCTTCCGAATCTGGCGTGAGAGCAATCAGAACGAGAGCGAAACACTGCGCCGTTTGCGCGCGGAATATGAATGGCCGCTCTCGCGCCAGACGCTCTACGATTGGCGCGAGGGCGAAGGATGGGTGGCGAGAGCGGCGGCGCTGGAGGCGGGGGAGGCGCAGCGAAAACGCGCGGAGGCATTGGACCGGGCCAGCGTATTGGCATCCCTGGAGCTGCAGCGCCAACGCTATGAGGATTATTTCGGGACGCTTGCGGCGAGCGGCGGGGTGGACACGAAGGCCACCGGTGCCTATGCGAACCTGGCGCGGGTGATCCTTTCGATCCAGCGAGAGATGGACGAGGGCGCCGGCCTGAACCGCTTGGAGGTGGCCATGGAGGTGGTGCAGGCGCTGAGCCAGTACCTGGCCGAGCACTATGCGGAAAAGGCCGGGGAATGGCTGGAGATTCTGGAGCCTTTCGGGGTGGAGCTGGCGCAGCGGTATGGCGGAGTGTTCCGCCATGGCTAAGAGGCCACGCACCACGGCTCGCGAGCGGCGGGAGTTTCTCGATGAGCTGGCGGCCTATGCCGAGAGCCTGCGCCTGCAGATCGAGATGGAGTGCGAGGGCTTCCCGGCTGGGGATGCGCACCGCAAGGGGCGCGTGGCGCGCGGACGCACGGACTTCGGGTTCTTCGTCGAGACCTATTTCCCCCACTACTACAATCCAGGCCACCTGGCGGAGCCGCCGCCACGCAGCAGCCTGCAGCGCTATTTGTTCGCGCGATTGCCGGAGCTGGCGACCAATGGGGACGGCGATCATGAGGCGATCGCCGCGCCACGTGGCGAGACAAAATCGACCACCTGCACCATGGCGCTGCCAATCTGGTGCATCGCCTATGAGCTCAAGCATTATATCCCGATCATCATGGACGCCTTCGCACAGGCGGCCGAGCAGCTCGAAGCCATCAAGGCGGAGCTGGACTCCAACCCACGGTTGCGCAACGACTTTCCCGATGCGACGGGGCAAGGGCGGGTGTGGAAGGAGGGCATAATCCTCACCGCCAACAACATCAAAATCCAGGCATTCGGGGCCGGCAAGCGCATGCGCGGCCTGCGCCATGGCCCGCACCGTCCGGACCTGATCGTCTGCGACGATTTGGAGAACGACGAGAATGTCCGCTCGCCCGAGCAGCGCGACAAGCTTGACCGCTGGCTCAAGCGCACGGTCATGAACCTGGGGCCGCCGGACGGCTCGCTCGATCTGCTCTATATCGGCACGGTGCTGCACCACGACAGCGTGCTGAGCCGCACGCTCAAGAGTCCGCTTTGGACCGGTCGGCATTTCAAGTCGGTGATCCGGTGGCCGGACAACATGGGCCTGTGGGACGCCTGGGAGGCGGCTTTGCACAACAACGGCAAGGAGGCCGCGCGGGCATTTTACGAGGCCAATCAAGCGGAAATGGACGCCGGCGCAGAGGTCTCCTGGCCCGCCGTGCGTCCGCTCTATGCCCTCATGCTGCTGCGGGCGGACGATCATTCCGCGTTCGATTCCGAGCACCAAAATGATCCGGTGTCGCTGGAGGACAACCCGTTTGCCGGTGTCATCGTCTTCTGGCCCGAGCGCCTGCGCGCCTGGATCTTCTACGGCGCTCTGGACCCGAGCCTGGGCAAGAACAACAAGGGGCGCGATCCGTCCGCACTACTGGTCGGCGGATTCAATCGGCTCACCGGCATCGTCGACGTGGTGCATGCGGATATCCGCAAGCGCACGCCCGACAAGATCATCTCCGATGTGATCGAGCTGCAGCGGATCTGGCAATGCCTGCTGTGGGCGGTCGAGGCGGTGCAATTCCAGGAATTCCTGCGTACCGAATTGGTCGCTCGCTCGGCGCGTCTCGGCGTGCCCGTGCCCGCCCGCCCGGTGACCCCGCACACCGACAAGCAGTTGCGCATCGAATCCCTGCAGCCGCACATGGCGAATGGCCTGATCCGGCTGCACCCGAGCCAGAAGACGTTGATCGACCAACTCCGGCACTGGCCGGATGCTGACCATGACGACGGCCCGGACGCCCTGGAGATGCTGTGGAAGGCGGCGTTATCGGGGATGGTCAGGACCTATGAATCGATGCGGCAGGAGAATCTATGAGCGAGCGAACGATCAAGATCGGCGGATTCCAATACCGGCTTCGGTTCGTCAGCTCCCACAGCCTCGACGGAAAGTTCGGGCAGTGCAATTTCTACTCCACAACGATCGATGTCAACGCCCAGGCGGATCCAGAGCAGCAGCGCGCGACGATCGTGCATGAGGTGATCGAGGCGCTCAACTATCACTTCGAGCTCAACCTGAAGCACCGCCAGATCCAGAGCCTGGAGCACGGTATCCACCAGGTGCTGACGGACAATCCGGATCTCCTAGAGCATACCAACTGTGAGCTCTATACGGCTCGGGGGCGCCGCCAATGAGCCTCAGCGATGCCGTCAGGCTCGATGCCTATACCGGTCAGGGCGGATTCGCCTCCGGCTCATATCTGGTGCAGCACCCGCGCGAAAGCACGGAGAAGTACCAGCGGCGACAGGATCTGGCGGCCTATCCGAATTACGTACGAAAGGTCGCGGACGCCTACCTGGGCGCGCTCTACCGGCAGCCGGCCAACCGCAGCGGCGATGCCGCGGCCTGGCAGGCGCTGCAGGGCAATGCGGATGGGGCCGGGGGGCAGATCGACGACCTGATGTCGCGCGCCGGGTTGCTGGCGCAGCTGCTCGGGACCGTCCACCTGGTGGTGGACCGGCCGCAAGGTGCGGCGGGCACGCGCGCAGCCGAGCAGAAGCTGGCGCCCTACGTGGTGCTGCGCAAGCCGTCCGAGGTTGCCGCCATGACGCTAGACAACCTGGGCAACGTCGGGCGCGTCGTGTATAGCGAGCAGATCGATGGCGAGCCGCGTTACCGCGGGTATGGGGCCGATGGCTGGTGGGTCGCCAAGGACAAGGAGGGGGCGGACCGCATCGAGGAAGGTGCCTACAAGCTGGGCCGCCCGCCCGTGCACCGGCTGCATTCCACCCGGCTGCTGAATTTGACGGATGCCGTAGCGGCTCCCTGGCTGGACGGCGTCGTGGCCGTCAACCGCGACCTGTTCAATCTGTGGAGCGAGCTGCGCGAGCTGTTCCGGGCGCAGACCTTCTCGGTGCTGGCGATGCCGGTAGGCTCTCCGGAGGAGCGCGAGAAGCTGCGCGAGCAGGGGATCGTGATCGGCACCGATAACGTGCTGCTCTATGACCCGGCGGGCGGAGCGAAGCCGGAATACGTCGCGCCACCGGATGGCCCGGTGGAGCGGTATCAGGACCAGATCGATCGCACGATCAAGCGCATCTACGAGCTGGCCAATCTGGAGTTCGTCGGCGGCGTGCAGCAATCGGGGGTGGCGCTCGCCTTCCACTTCCAGGCAGCTAACGATGCCTTGGGGCTGCAGGCCCAGGAATTGGAGCGCGCGGAGATGGCGATCGGGCAGCTCGCCTGCGCCTGGCGGGGTGCGGACTGGAATGGACGGGTAGTCTACCCTCGCGCCTTCGACACCTCGGCCCTGGAGGACGAGTTGCGCAACGGGATGGATGCCTTATCCCTCTCCATCTCGCCCACGTTCGGACAATTGTTGAAGGCGCGCTTGGCGCGGCGGATGCTCGGCGAGGCGGCGAGCCCGGCGCAGTGGGAGCAGATCGACCGGGAGATTGAGGCCGGAGCGGATGAATATGGCGATCGAATCGCCCGTGAGGCGGGAGGAAAAAATGGAAATACAGTCGATCAGTAAACGCGGGAAGGCGGAGTTGATCGCCCACGAGGGCGTCGTGCTCTCACCCTATCTGGATGTGTCAGGGACCTGGACGATATTTATCGGCCATACGGCCCACGCCGGAGCGCCAAATCCGGCATCCATGCCGCGCGGCGAAGATCGGCCGATCAATGAGGCGCTGGACACATTCGATCGCGATTTGGTGGCGTTTGAGCGGCGAGTCAGGGACGCATTCACCAGGCCGATCTCCCAGCCGCAGTTCGATGCTGCGGTGAGCTTCGACTACAACACCGGGGCCATCGATCGCGCCACCTGGGTGCAGCGGTATAATGCCGGCAACTTGTCATCCGCGCGGGATGCCATCCTCTGGTGGAACAAGCCTGCACAGGTCATACAGCGGAGACAGGAAGAATGCGCCCTCTTCTTCGATGGCATCTATACTGGTAGCGGCAAGACGGCGGTATGGCACGCCGATGCGCAGGGGGCCGTGCAATGGGCGAAAGGGCGC